GGGATGGGGCGCAGGAACGTGGTCACGAGGCACATGGGGATCTGCCTCCTCAGAGTCCATTCTTACAAACACACTTCGTCTTTGGTCACACGATAACTTCGGTGAAGACCTCATAATGAACGTGAGAGATGGCGGCATATATTACTGGGACGAAACAAACACATTATCTACAAGAGGCGTTGATATAACAACTCTAGCAGGTTCCATCAGTGCGCCCACAGTTGCAAAACAAATATTAGTATCAGACCGAGACCGGCACATCATAGCGTTTGGTTGTGACACAGAGGCTAATCCGGGTGTCCAAGATCCGTTGGCTATACGATTCTCCTCCCAAGAGTCATTAACCGACTGGGCAGCCACAGCGACCAATACAGCGGGTGAGTTGCGTCTCGGTTCTGGTTCCGAGATTGTTACGGCTCTTGAAACCAGACAACAAATCCTAGTCTTTACAGATACGACGCTGTATTCCATGCAGTTTCTTGGACCACCGTTTATCTTTGGTACAAACTCTTTGTCCGAAAACATTACGATTGCAGGTCCGAATGCCGCCATAGCTGTGGATGACAATGTATATTGGATGGGTCGAGCAGAGTTTTATGTGTACAGTGGTGCTGTTCAAAGACTCCCTTGTTTAGTCAGGGATTTTATTTTTTCTGACATAAACGAAGAACAGCTAGACAAGATCAACGCAGCTTTGAACACGGAGCATTCTGAGATTTGGTGGTATTATCCTTCTGCAAATAGCTCTGAAGTAAACAGGTATGTTGTCTTTAACTATCAAGAACAGGTTTGGTATTATGGATCTTTTGGTAGAACTGCATGGATTGACAGGGGTATTTTTGATTTCCCTTTTGCAGCAAATGCTGACGGTTATATTTATGAGCATGAAATCGGATTTGATGATGGCACTACTAACCCAACCACAGCCATCAATGCCTATATTCAGTCAAGTCCTATCGATATAGGTGACGGCGAACAGTTTATGTTGCTTCGTAAAATGATTCCTGATGTTGATTTTAGGGATTCTACGGCGCTGCTTCCTGATGTAGACATAACTTTAGATGTAAAAAACGTGCCAGATGGGACATATTCAAAAACAGAAACCGATACGTTTGTGAAAACGCAAGCCGCTTCTGTAAGTGCTCGAACCGAGCAACTATACTTTAGGCTTCGTGGTAGACAGATGCGTTTTAAGATTGCATCGGATGATCTTGGTGTGACTTGGCGATTGGGTTCGCCCCGCCTTGATATACGATCAGATGGGAGGCGCTAATGTCTAGACGTTTATCCCGTCCATACTTCCCGATACCACCAGATCAATATCAAAGAACTTATTTTGCGGAAGTTATTCGTGCGTTTTCTGTGTTCTTGGAACAGATTCAAAACCCAGGTGACGTAAGGGCAACAGACATAACCATAACCGATTTGCAAACAGATGACAGTGGATTAGAACCTGGGGCTTTATTTCAGCATGATGGTTATGTTAGAGTACCTTTAACCCATTCGGCTTTTTTACGTGGATCTCAAGGCACGGGAACAGTTGGATCAGTAACAGTGAGCACAACATGAGCGATGATGAACATATTATAGTAATAGGTGATGGTTCTAGGTTTAGACCGTCTACATCAGTTGATAGATTACAGTGTCATAATTGTGATAACGTAGTAGACACTCCAGAGGAGGTTGCATCTTATCCAGATGGAACATGTCCAAATTGTGGACAGTCTTGGACAGGAGAAACTAAACGGCATACGGCTATTACAGTTACCGCACCAGAAGCAATTTCAGGAGAGGCATGATGGCTGAAGAATCAGAACTAGAAAGCAACAAATCAAGCTTATTTGAATCTCTTGGTAGCCTTGTTGGGATGTTAACAGGCGGTCCTGTAGGTGCACTTGTCGGTGGCATCGGTGGTGCTTTGTTATCTGGCAAATCAGGGGAAGATGCTTTTCGTTCTGGTATTGGTTCGTTCTTTCAAGGCGCAACCATGGGTGCACCCGGTCTTGCACTCAACGCACTAGGCGGTGCAGGCGGTAGTGCCGGAAACATAGGTCAAGGTATTATGGGCGCGATCAGCGATCCTCGAGCCTTGCAACTTGCTGCTATGTCTAGTGGTGCTCCTCCCTTGGCGCAGGCCATGATGATGGGTCTTGCTGCTCCACAAGGACAAGATGGAAAAGATCCAGGACCTTTAAGTAGGTTGTTAGAGGGTTACATGATGGACAAGTTAGATCGACAACGCCGTCCACGGTTTGATACTCTGATGACAGATCTGGAGCAAGAACAGTTCCGTACTGGTGAGCGCAATCCAAGCTTTCAAGGGGTCGCGGCTCCTGGTACTCCAGTTGTGAGCTATCGTCCTAAGATGGCAATGGGTGGATACATTGAGGGTCCAGGTACAGGAACCAGTGATTCAATACCCGCAGCGATCTATCAGAATGGTGGTAGAGTTCAGGAAGCAGCCTTATCAGACGGAGAGTTCGTTATGACAGAGGCGGCTGTGAAGGGTGCAGGAAATGGCAACCGTGATCTGGGAGCCGCAAGGATGTACCAGATGATGGATCAATTTGAGAGGAGAGCCTGATGGCAGAAGATAATGTTATGAAGTCTATGACTCTTCTTCCTGAGTATCAGGAAGAGTTCTTAAAAAATCTCCTAGCAAACATCTATCAAGTTGATCCTGAGACAGGCACAATTACAGGTATTGCTGCTCGTTCTCCTTTAGAGAGTCAACAATACTATCAGACAGAAGATGGTGGATCGACGCTTGACCCATCAGCGGCGGCTGTAGACGAAGCAGGGAATCCTATTAGATTGTATGAAGCAGCAGCGGGTGGGTTTACTTCTGACCCAACCATGGCAGCTATGGATCAATACGATCAACCGATTTTTGCAATGGAAGGTGGTGTGGGTGCACCTGATGTTATCGGGTTTACAGACGCACAGATTGATGCATTAGACCGTTTGATGGGTGCTACGGATGAAGAAGGAAACGTCATCTATGAAGGTATGTTGGAAGCATACAAGCCTTATTTAGATGAAGCTCTTGAGACATTTCGAACAGGGGTTGATACTGTAGAAGCCTCTACCGCGAAATATGATCCAACAAGTTACAAAGAGTTTTACGATCCGTTTGTTGAAGAAGTTATCGACACAACTTTAGCCGATATAGGTCGTGAGAGAGATATACAAAACCAAAGAATTAGAGCAGACTCAGTTGGTGGGGGAGCTTTTGGTGGATCACGTCAGGCTGTAGCACAACAAGAATTACAACGTAATGTTGCAGATCAAATGGCTAAGACGGGTGCACAACTCAGATCCGCAGCATTTACTGGAGCGCAACAACAAGCGCAGTCTGCTTTTGAAAATCAACAAAAACGCGGATTGCAGGCGGGTCAGTTGTTCCAAGGACTAGGAACAGGGATCGGGGCACTTGGAGAAGCAGCGCAACAACAAGGGTTCCAAGACTTCAACACTTTGTTTAATGCAGGACAGCTAGAACAACAGCAACTTCAACGACAGTATGACGTACAACGTGCAGCGGATCTGGAGCAAGCCTACGAACCGTTTGCTCGATTCTCCTACATGCGTGATATTTTATCTGGGGTTCCGTCAAGTGGGACTTCTTTGGCTGCTGCGGCAACACCACAGGCTAGTCCATTGGGGGCTACATTAAATTACGCCGGACAACTGGGTGGCGCTACGGGTGGCATTAGCACCCTTGGATCTATCGTAAATCGAGGAACATAACATGCAAGGTGGTATCAATAACGCAGCGTTGTTCGGAGCTTCTCAAAGGAGTGCTAGAGAAAAACTAGAAATGATGGGCGGTATCAAGCGCGGCCCAAGTGGGATTCTAGCGTCGTCTTCCGAACTAATGCAGGCTGCTGCACCTCGGGCCATGACACCACCACCGCCCATGACACCACCACCTATGACGCCCATGGTGCAACCTGCACTTCCGCAAGTTCCAATGCAAACCACTGTTGCTCCAATGGTGCAACAAGCTCCTGTGCAACAACAGGCACCCGCGCAACAACAAGCCTCTATGAATCCGATGCAGCAAGACGCTGTTAAGTTACAAGAGGGCGGGAAGATAGACGTAACGCAAAGTCCAACAGCGGCTCCCATGACTAAGCTTCAACTAGCCCTGTTTAACGTAGGATCTGGTATATATGAAAAGGTGTTGGGCAAGTATGGTTCAGAAGAAAAAGTCAAGGAAGAGATAGTAAAGAAAAAAGATGAGATAGAAGAAGTTACTTCTACAACAAGCGATCCTGTAGAGATATCCAATGCGGTGTTGACCTCTATGGGAGAAGAACCTACCGACGAAAACAAAAGAGATGTTGTTGAGAACATATTTGGTTTGGAAAATGTAAACGACATCGACGCTATCAATGATCGGATAGCAAAGGTTGCGGTTGCGTCTACAATTGGCGGCGGCACTCAGGGCACGGACAAACTTGCTAGTGCCTTGCTCCTTGGTCTTCAGAACTACAAGCAGACAGCGGCGGCTAGATCTGCGGCATCATCGGGCAGTAAAATGTCTCCCCTTGAACCTTTTGCTGATGCAGTTCGTGATTTAGCAGGGAAAATCATGACAGCTACAGGCGCAGACCCAGAAGAAGCCATGAGAAAAGCATCGGAGCAACTAGCTCCATACTATAGTGGTCAGATAACGACGCAAACAACAGAAACTGTGACGATTGAACAGCACAAAAGTGCCAACGACGCAGCGAAACAAGCGGGACAAACGACATACACGTTGGGTGGTCAAGAGTTCCAAGTCCAGTAGGAGACTGACATGGCAGACTTTGTACCTATTCCCATTGATTCTTCTAACACTGAAACCTTTGTTCCAAAGCCTGTTGGTGAGCAAGACCAACAATTCTACGATGGCACCGCTGTAGGTGAAATTGGAGAGGGTATCGCCTCTGGTCTTATAGGTATCGGAGAAGGGCTTGCAGGACTAGGCGCTGCGGCTGTTGATATTGTTGCAGACACAAACTACGGGGACAAGGTTACAGAATTAGCGGAGTCTGCTCGTGATGCTTTGGGTTTAGATCCTGAAGGTTTTCTTGGTAAAGGTGCGGAAATAGTTACACAGTTTGTTGTACCTGGAGTTGGTGCGGCGGCTAAAGCAGGAAAGTTGTACAAGTCTTATAAAGGTGTGACTGATGCCTCAAAGATGAGTAAAGCGGATAGGTTTGGACTAGCTCTAACAGAGATCGGTGCCGCAGGGTTGGCGGATGCAGCCGTATCCACAGATGGTATGACCACTGTTGGAGATTGGGTGGACATGGGTCCAACACAAACCAGTGATTTAATCGGGTTGAGTGGTCGAGAGAAAGCCCTTGCTCGTCTTGGTAACAAGCTAAAAGTTGGAGCAGAAGGTGGTCTTCTTGGTGGCGTAGCTCAAGGTGCTCTGATGGGCGCGGGTAAAGCTGCGGGAGGTGTAGGTCGTACCATTGGAGAAACACAGTTTGGACAAGCGTCTGCACAAGCCGTGAATCAAAAGTTAGATCAGGTTGGTCGCAATATCGATAGTCTTCTTGAGCGTAGGATGTTAGCAAAACCTGGTAGTGCAGAAGAGCTTGGATACTTTAAGACTAAACTAGCAGATGCTATCGCATTTAGCCGTTACCGTGGATACCTACCTGAACAAGCTGCAACCAAACGAGAGTTGATTGATGGTCAGGTACAGACTGAAATTAAAAAAGCAGATCGTATTCTAAAAGATTTAGATAATGAAATTGAAACTTTTATAAATAGAACTCCTGAAGGAGACGGCAATCTTGACCGTGTAGGAATCATGTCTAAGTTAGAAAGTTATCTGACTGAGTCTGATGAAGCGGTTAAGAGCCGTTTAAAAAGAGAACTCCCTATGGGTGTACGTCAAAATGCAGTGCGTATGCGTAAACATATTGATAAGCTTAGTCGTGACGTTCTAGGCAGCAACTTTTTGAAAGACGGCAAGACTCTTCCAGATGGTACAGATTTAACAGGCTTGATTGAACAAAATATTAATAGTTATTTGCGACGACGTTACAAAATTTTTGAAGACTCAAAGTATATACCGACAGAAGAATCCATAAGAGTTGCAGATGATTTCTTCAAAGGTAAAAAAACAGCAGTCGAAAAAGAATTAACAGAGCTTGCTCGAAAGGATGTTGACGGAGAATTGTCAGAAGATTTTCTTCTCAGGAATGGTCTGACCAAACAAAGAGGGGAAGACGGAATTGAAATAAAAGTTGGAGCTAAAGTCACAGACGCAGCAGCGCGAAAAGCCCGTGAAAACTTTTTGAATCGTTACAGTATTAAGTCTCGTGAGAAACTAGGCGGTGGTCGCATGGCCCGTGACCGTCTAGAAACTGGCATGTTTATGTCACGAGAAAATATTCCTAAAGCCTTGCGGCAATTGCTTGGAGAGGTAGACGACCCTCAAGAGGCATACCTTGGAACAATTGCAGACCTTGCACAATTTACAGCAATAGATGATTATTTTGGCACCATTGCACAGATGGCAAAACAAAACTCTGGCATTGGTAAGTTATTTAGAAACGGAAATGACTTAACTCCTGAACAACAAGCAGGGCTTCGTGATCGTGGGTTTGTTAAGCTCGGAGGAGAAGATGGTGCAAGCAGCGGTGTGCAACCCGTTGGACGTGCAGAAGACGATATTGAAAAACTTGTAGGAAGTTCTGGTTGGGGAAGTTTGGAGGGATACTATGTGCCTAAACCGATTTATGACAATTTAACACGGCAAGTTTTAGCAGAAGATAATATTGGAACTACATTATTACGTGGAACATTCGGCGCATTTTTAAAAGCCAAAGGTATATCACAGTACAGTAAAACCGTTTTGTCTCCTATTACACAAATCCGAAACTTTACCACGGCATTGGCGTTTGCCACAGCAAATGGTAACGTGCCTGTCTTTGGTCGAGGCGGTAGTCTGAAAGATTCAGCGCAAGCAGTCTTTGCAAACATTACCAATAAAGGTTCAGATGATGTCTTTGCCGATTTAACCGATGCACAACGACGCGGAGTTCTTGGCACCAATGCAGAGTTAAGAGAGATTCAAGACACGTTGAACAAAGGACTTAACATCACGGCTCGTGAACCTAGAAACTTTGTTGAAGCAGTGGCGGGAGAAAAACTTGCTCGTAGTATTGGCAAAGTTACTAAACCAATGGAAGCAGCGTACCAAGGATCAGATGATTTCTGGAAATACTTTAACTATCACGCGGAACAAGCACATCTTCGTAGTGCTTTAAGTGGTGCTAACATAAACCAAAAATTTGCTTATTTAACTAAAGGCATGGACGAAATTGAAATCAATCAACTTATTAAGCAAGCCGGAGAGGGTGGGGATGTTTTAGATGAGTTGATCAAGAACCGTGCCGCACAGATTGTACGTGACACTGTACCAAACTATAACAAAGCGTCATCTGGATTAGTACAATTGGGTCGTCGTCTCCCAGTTGGTAACTTTATTTCTTTCCCTGCGGAGATCTATCGTACAGGATTTAATATCGTAAAGCAGGGATTGGATGACATGGCCTCAGATATTCCTGCTATTCAAGCTCGAGGACGCAACCGCTTGTTGGGGTTTGTTACCACTACCACCATAATCCCCACTGCTGTACTTGAAATGGCTTATGCCACAACTGGTGTAGGTCGTGAGGAAATGGATGCATACAAAAGATCTTTTGCTCCCCGTTGGGAAAAAGGATCAGTGCTTGTCCCAATTGGAAAAACAGAAGATGGAAAAATCCAATACATAAATTTCAGCACATCTAATCCATATGATGTCTTATCTCGGTTTGCTAATCGAGCGATAAATGAAGCAGATGATGCGGTACGTGAGGGTAAAGATGTGGGTCAAGTTATTGAGGATCTTGCTCTTGGAACTTTATCCGAGGTCTTTGAACCGTTTATGTCAGAGGCTATGCTTACAGAGGCCTTGGTCGATGTGACTTTTCGTGGTGGGCGCACAGCAACAGGAGCAGAAGTTTACAACCCTTCAGATTCCTTTGGTGCACGTCAGGGTAAAAAGTTTATGCACGTTGTAGATACCTTGATGCCAAACCTTCTACCCGTAAATGTGTCTGGTGGTGTGCCAGAACCAAGTCGTTTCTTACGAGGTGTGTTTGGTTCCGAAGATGGCATGATCAGCAGCGTGGACAAAATGGGACGTGAACGTGATCCACTTGCAGAGTTTGCAAGACAAGCAACAGGGGTTTCGGTTCTTGAGTTTGATCCAAAACGTGGTATGGAATACGGTGCGTATCGCCTGTCACAGTCACAGACAGATGCTAAACGTATCTTTAACCGAGTGACAGATGACTCTAATGCAAACGCCAATTCTTTGGCAAATGCATTTCAAAAAGCAAACGATGCAAAGTTGCGCATTGATCGTGAATATTATCAGATGGTTGAAGACCTACGATCCATGGGTTTGTCTGACTCAGACATCCGTCGTGAGTTTAAGAAAAACAACATCGGTGGGATAAAAGGTGTGATGCGTGGAGAGTTTGAACCGTTTAAAGTTACAAACAAAAACTTTCAAGAAATGCGACGTGCGGGTGTTTATAATCAGTTTCCTCGTGAAGAAATACAGAATATCCGTCGTAATATGAATGGCATTCCTTTGGCTCCTGATGAAGGTTCTCCGACACAACGACGTGTTCCAGAGCCTACGTTTACTCCTATCCCAGTTCAAAGGGACAGCAGCTTACAGCAGCCAGTAACACAACCTGTGCAAGCATCAATCTTTCCTACTTTTACCCAAGCTCGTGCACCTGGGCCAGTAGATCCTGCATTGTTAGGTGATAACCCAGTAACCGCTGCGCTTAATGCACAGATCGCGAACCGTCGTGGGTAATATCTAGATCTTCTTCAACAGTCATAGTCACACCGACACCGCCAAATAGTTTGACCATCTCGTCACATAGATGCTCGGCATCGTCCATGATCTCATCGTCACCTGTGTTGGCAGCAAGATTTAATGTCATGCCTACAAGTTCCATAAGGTGTTTGACCTGCATTGGATGCATGTCCACAAGACCTACTGTTTTCATCTTTTCTGGTTTCATTCGATTTCTCCCCAATTATCCTTGAGTTCATCGTCTACTTTAGAGGGGACTCTCAAGACATCCGACAACCCATTTTCCATTATGTGCTTGATGTTGTGCGCTTGGTCGTCGCCCTCTACTGAGAAGCATAACTCATCGTGCACCGTAAGCATAGGCAAAAGTCCTTCTTTGTAGCAATCTGCCATAGCTTTTTTAGTTTGATCCGCAGCTGAACCTTGGATCAATTTGTTTAACGCCTTGTAAGTAAACGCTCTTCTCAATGGTTGACCGTATTCTTTCATGGCTTCTTCATATGGTAGTGGTTTTTTGTACCCAAAGGATCGAGGCTCCCACAAATGGAAGCGACACCGTCTACCCAACAGGGTTCTGATCTGCCCTGTTTTCTCTGCTTGCTTCGACGCTAGGTCTGCAAGGTTCTTAACAAAAGGAACTTTCTCTCGGTGTGTATCCAATAGTTCCCCTGCTTCTTCTGGTGATATATCTAACTGCGCTGCAAGTTTACCTTTGCCCATGCCGTACATGATGCCCAGGTTTACGACCTTTGCTTCTTTCCTCTTGATCCCTGCAATGTCAGCCACCATCTGGTGCAGATCCACATCACCTGTGTGATACTCTTCAACAATCTTATCGACAATCGGGTGCTTGTACTCACCCTTCAAGCTTGCTGCAAAGTGCACCAGTAACCTTGGTTCTTGGCTTGAGTAATCAAACGATCCCCACTTGCACCCTTGCTCTGGTATAAACAAACCACGGATCAGTTTCTTGATCTCGGGGTCTCGTGCCGGAATCTGCTGAAGGTTTGGGTTTGAACTAGAAAACCTACCTGTCACAGTGCCTCCGTCATCAGAACGTAGCTGATGGAACTCGCAGTTGATCCTACCGTTGTGCGAGTGCTTGATGATTGTATCGATGAACGTGCTATCCGCCTTGTCAAATTCACGCAGCTTGACGATCATTTGTGCAACCGGGTGGGCATGTGCATTGAGATACTGTTTGGTGAATGACGGTGCCCCTGCTTCAGTCTTAGGGTACTTCAGTCCTAGCTCCTCGAACACCGCAGCTACAGACGCAGCCGCCCATGGTTCTATCTTGATGTTTGTCTGTCGATGGATCTCTTCTCTCAGTTCTTTGCCCTTGGCTTTGAGCAGAGTCTTGGCTTGATCTGCCTTGTCCAGATCCACGCGCACACCTAGCTGACGCATGTCACACATCATAGGTATCAGGCTAGTCTCCAGATTCCAGATGCTCCACAGGTCTTGCTTCTCCAGTTCTATCTTCAGCCGCTCCCACAAACGCAGGGTCATGCCTGCATCCTGTTCAGCGTACCGTCCGACAAACTCAGGGGGCAGCTTGTACATCTCAGCCTTGGGATCAAAGCCCCACTCTGCTGCTGCAACACGTAGGAGTTTCTCATCCTTGCGTTCATCGAGATAGTCTCTGCCAAGATTGTTGAGGCTGTATGACCAACGGTTCTCATCTACCACCGCACCAGTAATCATCGTATCGATAATTCGACCCTGTACCTCTACACCTTCGGCACGTAACCAACCCAAATCATACGTGGCGTTGTGCATGATCTTGTCTATGTTTGGTGTTGCCATCTGTTTCTTGAGCCACTTGAGTGCGATCCTTGCATCCATGTTGTGACCGTTCTCATGACGGATAGGAAAGTATCCTTCCCAGTCTCCGGCAGCTACGGCTATGCCTACAATGTACCCATCCTTACGCACCCACCCAGGGCCAAGCGTAGTCAGGTTTGGGTCACATGTCTCAAGGTCAATGGCGATCTGCTTATACCCTGTCAGATCTGGAAACTCTGATGGAATGTTCCATGTCAGTTCTTTTCCTTGGTTCATCTGCTTGGCAATGATGTAGTCTTTTTCAAACATCTCAGTTTGTTTCATTGTCAAACTCCGCACCCAGTGCACTGTATCCACACTTGTCGATCCACGAATCCTTGTGGTCGATAGTCTCCAACAGACGGCAAGTCTTTACCCAGTCCATCATCAACGCAACATGCTTGGCTGTGATTTTACCATGGGTGTTTAGTGCATCAGTGACTATAACATTCCATCCCGTGGCTATCCTATCGAAGTTTCCTTTCGCATCACCATAGTCCTTGGCTCTGCTACCATTGATCAGCTTCTTGGCTGTATCTAAATATTCATCTCTTTTCATATGTCATACCTGTATGATTTGTCGGACTCTATGAGATATAGATTTTCTTTTGCTCTTGTTATTGCCACATAGAATATCCGATGTTCGTCTTCAGGGTGCTTGCTCTCCACACAGTTTCTTGTGGAACCCAAGTACACCGCTACGTTTGTATCTTCTCCTCCTTTCATGGCATGGATCGTAGATAGTTTGATCCTTGGTTGCTGATAAATACTTTCTCCGCGCCTTTGTATGGAGCGAATGTAAATCTTTTCCTGTTCAGATAGCTTAACGATATCCAACTCGGACGTAGTAATAGGGGCCAGTAATCCGAACTCTTTGACCAGTGTATCATATGTAAGTAGTTCTTCGCTACCTGCTGCTTCAAGTAGTTTCATAGAACCACGCTTGACAACCGCGCCCTTACCAGTCTTCGGCACGATTTCGTACATCTGTTTGACTCGTCCGACATACACACCTTTACCCGTGGTGATATCTTTCCACACAGACATGGCGTTGAGTTTCTTTTCCGAGATCGACCACTTCCCTTTCCGACTATAGAAGTATCCTGATTCCTCAAGGTGCTCTGCTATATCGTTCACAAAGCTATTGGTTCGAGCCATGATAGTCCACGACCCACTGTCCAATGGCAACTGCCACAGGCTACCCACTGTCGTGACCCTACCTTCCACTTGCTTTGGAAAGAACTCTTTCTCCAGTCTACCTGGTATCTTCCTAGAGATACGCATAGAAAGCTCCCAGATGCTCCGTGGTAAGCGAAACGACCTGTTCAGCACCTCTATGTTATCTGAAGACTTAATGAACCTCTGAACGTCCACAGAAGTCCAACGGTGGATTGCCTGATCGTCATCCCCTGCAATCAATACTTCGTCGGCATACTCTGCCATCTTCTCCACCATCGTCCACTGCAACGGTGTCAGGTCTTGTGCTTCGTCCACAATCAACAGATCTAGGTTCGGTGGCTCTACAATCTCAATGTACTTCAAGATCATGTCGGCAAAATCCAAACGGTTTGTCTTGGACTTGTACTCTTTAATCTGCTTGTCGATCTGGACTAGCTTGTTGAAGTCTAGGTTGTGGTCTTCCTCATAGTTGTATTCAAACTCCAAGGTGGACTCCCGATAGACAGACCGCATGATTAGTTGTAGGTACTTGGCTCCCGATCCTCCTATCGAAGGTATCGCAACTCCGTCGTCAATGGAGGTGGCATCCGCTCCATCAAACGCCACCCCCAACATGGAACCGAGACGAGCATAATCCTCGCGGCCCATGACATCCCCCCTCTGTAGACCTAACCCGTGATATCCCGTCGCGTGTAAGGTTCTAAAGTGTGGGAAATCATTCCGAGTTAGATTGAACTTAGAACAGGCTCGATCAATAAACTCGTTGATTGCTTTAGTTGTAAAAGACACAACACCAATACGAGACGGATGTACACCCTCTTGTAGCTTGGCTTGTACTCTTTCGATCAAAGTATAAGTCTTACCGCACCCAGGTGGCCCTAGTATGAGGGTTGCATTAGGTATCACGACGTTTCTCCAACCACTGTTTGATTTCTTCCCGATCCCACCGACTCGCTGCACGTTGTGCATCCGCATTGCCCAACTTGTATGGCTTGGGAAAGTCTCCCTCACTTACCCACTTGTATATGGCGGACTCGGAGACACCGAGCCACTCCGCTACGTCTTTAGCTTTCATAAAACTAGAACGGTATGTCATTATCTATCTCCTGTATTGGCAGATCCACTTCCAAATTTTCAAAAGCAGGAACCCACCAAACTCGAATCGTGGTCCTTGATCCGTCTTCTTTATTTATCGCTCTGTGCCCATGGCACTCTTGATCATTATTCATTTGTTTTAAAATCTCCTGCACCTGTGCTCTGGTGAAACCTTTGAAGCGACGGTTGTGCAAAAACTCCATCAGCCCTGCTATCGTGAACGAGGTATATCCCTCGTTGTCCGTCCATGGTTTACCCGCAATCATCTCCTCTGGGTGCATAGCCCTGATCTTACTGGTGCAGTATATGCGTAGCAGTTCCTTGAACTCCCCAGTCAGGGTCAATTCCTCTGGCACCTCTTGCTTTGTAGACTCTGTTAGCAACTTTCGCAGTAACGCCTGCCATGCTTTTGGTTTCATGATCGGAGGAGCAACCTGTATCTGTTCAATACACGCACGTTGAAAGAGCGTCTGGTTCTGTAACTGTTCAGAGTTAATCTGGATCCTCTCACCTTGCACCGTCAGAAAGTACAAACGTGGTTCCGATAACTGGATCAGAAGGTTCCCGATATTCACCGCTTGTTCTGTATCGTCTCCGATTCCGTATCGCCTGGAAATACACAGTTCTTTATCGCAGTAACTCTTGAACGGTTCCTGTTCGCAGGTATAGAAGTATTCTTTCCGCTCCAGACTTTTCTGAAGAGCCAACATTTCCTTGGCATCGAGGGGCGTGGTAAACAGTTGATGGTTCATTGTCTCCATCTGTTGCTTCCAGTCATCCGTATGCTTCAGCCTACTGTATACCCCTGCCATGAACAGTTTCTTGTTGCGGTCTTCCGAGTTAGGTCCGTCACGAAACAAATGCTCCATGCATACTGGCCCATCCGCAAACTGTTTGCGTTGCTTCTTGGTTCGCAGCTTCTCCAGACTTGAGAGTTTAGTTCTTCTCTTGTCTATCTGATCAAGGAACTCGTCTAGTTCCACAGCTTCTACCTTGTCGTTGAAGGAATACCGTTGCGGTAACTCTGCATCATAGTACGGTAGGTTTATAAAGTTGCCCACATCACCCCGGTCAGCAAGGATCTTGTCTTGCTTCGGGAAGATCTCACAACCACTATGACCAAGAGATACTGCCATCTCCTGTAAGTATTCTCGAACCACGTTTGCAGGTTCGAATCTTTCCAAGAACAAATAGAGATGTGCCCCACCAGATTTGGATCGGCAATGTAGCAAAGGTAGCTTTTGCTTGTTTATTCTTTTCTGGAGTTCGTTGTGATCAAGATCATAGATATCTATGTCCAACGCTCCCCACTTGCATTTGTTTTCCTCGTTGATCGGGATAGCCCCGATACCCTGCTTGCCCTCTATGTGTCCCTGCATGATTTTTTCTGTTAACGGCTCACGTACAATGCGACTGTCCGCTTCAGCTTTACCGCTGCGACCAATCTTTCCTACTGTAGTCGTGCCGTATGCAACCTTCGATCCCTCAAAGGCCGCAAGCATTCTCTGTGCTAATGACATGCTTGGCTCCTGTTGAAGTTAAAAAGGGACGGCAAGGTGTGTGGGTCGCCGTCCCTCAAGACTACCTAGAATGGGATTTCGTTATCCTCATCCACATCCGAACTACCCGTGGAGGTATGCTCTGGATCAGCAGCAGCCTTAACTTCACCCGCCATGATCGACTCTCTGAAAGCCTTGGCCTCCATCAATAGATCACGGTTGGATACAAGATCTTCTTTCGCAATAGTGTAGTTGCCCCACGTACCTTGGTCATTGGACTCTTCTGTAGTAGCAAGTCGCCACATCGTAGCGTACACCGCAGGAGTAACCATGTCACCTGTCTTTGGGTGCTTTACTTTCTGCATTGCGATTTGTGTTTTCCAACGACGGCTCACCTTCAACTGGCTAGACTTCATGTCAATCACCGCAGGTTGAAACGAACCATCCTCTTCGACTACCAAGCAGTAGTGTTGGTCTGACTTGACCAGTTCGTTGCCGCTTGGAAGTATCTCCTTCGATCCTTCTCTCTTAGCTTTTGTAATAACTGGATCGTTTGCAGGGATCTCTCCTTGGAATCCACCGCCTTGTTCGCGTGGAATGAACTCCAAATACTTTGTGGTTTGATAGCAAGGAATCACAACAATGCCCTCTTCGCCATCCCAATACTGACTGGTCACCGTATTATATACATCTCCCTGCGATGCGCCCTCAATAAACTCAGGTTTCTTTTTGCTGAGTTGTGGTGACATAGCCTGTAAAATCCGAACAAACGGTATCTGCATCTCCGAACTATCAAAGGATGCACCATCCCCTGCGGTCTCAAAGATATCGTCTAATACATCGGTGCTTACTTCCACACCTTTTGTTTTCGCTACTGCATTCGCCATTACGCTTTCCTCCGTATTTCTGCTGCGTTGTTGATGTATGCCCCGAACATATCCAGGTCGATTGGTTTCCCGTCCGTTACACGTTCTTTAACAAACGCTTTCAACGTGGATGGGTGAACGTGCGTCTTAGTCTTTGGATCAAAACCACGCTCCTGCAAGAGACCAACGACATCCCCTGCTACATTGTCTTCGCCCTTCCCGAAAGAACACGTCACATCATTCTTGATGATGTCATCCAACCCGTTCTCACGTAGCCAAGCAAAGGCTTCTTCCTTGCGCTCTGATGGAATCGATGCATGTACGATCATCTTACGTGTGACAGTCAACCCGTCCACGTCTACTCGATCCATACCCATTTCATCCATAAGTGCCGGAATGTTTTCAGTTGAAAGCTTGTGCTTCTCGAGCTTAACAGCTTTCAAGTATTGTTCTGCGTCCGCGATTTGATCTTCGACTTTACGCAGCTTACGAACAAGATCACTTAATTGTTTCCCTGTTCCAGTATCGACTTTGGAAAGAGCCTTTCCGTCGTCGAAGTAGTCTTCAAAAATATCATCCATAAGTTTTTCTCCTCTTCAGGACTGGGTTGACAAACCATTTCGCCATCCGTAAGGTGGACTATAGTGGAGGTATGTGATGACTGTCAAGTACAATTTTAAAATAAAACCGTTTGAGCATCAGCGCCAAGCGTTGGAGAAAGGTTGGCACCGACAAGAGTTCGGTCTATTCATGGAGATGGGAACTGGTAAGTCCAAAGTTCTGATCGACAACCTGGGTTTGTTGTTCCTCAATGGACAGATAAACTTCGCCTTGGTTCTCGCACCGAAGGGTGTCTATCGCAACTGGGTTACCAAAGAAATCCCAGAGCATATGTCTGATGATGTACCATACCGTATGATTCGGTGGGTCTCCTCTCCTAATAAAAAACAACAGGAAGAAATGCGTTCTGTCAAGGATCACTTTGCAGGGCTGACAATCTTTGTCATGAACATCGAGGCTTTCTCTACAAAGAAAGGTCAGACAGCAGGGGAGTGGATGGCTCGTGCGCTTGGGGCCAACGGCCTGATAGCAATCGATGAAAGCACCACCATTAAAAACCATAAGGCCAAGCGCAGTAAATCTTTAATGAAGATCGCAGCGGGGTTCAAGTACAGAAGACTCTTGACAGGGTCTCCGATTACAAAAAGTCCTCTGGATATCTACTCGCAGACCGAGTTCCTCAGACCGGGACTCTTGGGCCACGAATCTTTCTATACATTCCAAGGCAGATACGCCGTTGTGCAACGGCGAACTATGGGTGCACATTCGTTTCAGCAGGTCGTCGGCTACAAGAACCTTGATGAACTGACAGAAAAGATCGACCAGTTTTCTTTCCGTGTATTAAAGAAGGACTGTCTGGATCTACCCGAGAAAGTCTACACCGCCAGGTACGTCACACTGACGGATGAACAGATTAAGATGTACATGGAACTACAGCAGGTAGCTATGCTGATGTTCGAAGACGGCGAGATAGTGTCTGCACCTGCCGTGATTACCCAGATGTTACGCATCCAACAGGTTATGTCTGGACATATCAAGACGGACGACGGTGAAATGAAATACTTTCCGTCACGCCGGATGGATGCACTCAAAGAAATCATGGACGAGCACGACGGCAAAGCAATCATCTGGTCACGATTCCGTTACGACATCATCAAGATCACGGAGATGTTGAACAAAGAATACGGAGAAGGTTCAGCTGCGGCATACTACGGTGACACAACAGACAATGAACGCAACCAGATTGTCCAAGACTTTCAGAACGGATCCAAGCTACGGTTCTTTGTAGGCAATCCTGCCACCGCCGGATACGGATTGACTTTGACTGAGGCAAACCTCGTGGTATATTATGCCAATGACTTTAACCTGGAGACACGGATCCAATCCGAGGATCGAGCACACCGCATTGGTCAAAAGAATAATGTGACATACATAGATCTGATATCCGAAGGTACGATTGACGAGAAGATTGTTGAAGCTCTTCGCAACAAGATCGACATCGGAGCCAGAGTATTAGGAGAAGAAGCAAGAGAATGGCTGACGTTGACCCCAAAAAGATAACCAAACTTATGGAAGAACGTGCAACTGGATACGCTTCCCGAGAGACAGCAGCTAAAGAATTATCTGAAATGACAGGACTGAGCTACGATGTAGCCAAAGCATTCTGTTCCAATCTCAAACCCAGAGGCTCCGCAGGCATAGCCGAAGTGCGTGGATATAAAAAAGGGGAATGGCCTAAGAAAAAGTAAGGGGACGTATGGAGCAACGTCCCCTAGTTTGAGGCGAAGACCACAGGCATGGTCTCCATCGAGCAGTAGTTGTACCTAAACTGTAACAGGTTCCTTCTGATTTGCATACTCTTTTCTAATGATGACCGACAACTGTCGTGTCATTGTCCGCTGATCCGCATCAGCTAACTCCCGCAAACGATCATGATCCTCTGGTAACAAGGCCACGTTGCGGAACTTTGGCTCTTCTTTTTTCTTCGCCATGATAGTCTCCTTTTACTTGTAGTCTCGTTATATATTAGTTGTCGGTGGAAAGCAATATGTATGCATCCGTTTTAAAAAATAATTGTTTGTTGGACTCAAGCGTTGCCAAAACGTCGTCATACTCTTCTTCCAACTCTTGCGCCACCTCGGAGGCAGTGAATGCTATGTCAGGATCGGAACCCTGCATCCATTTTACAATCCGATTGGTCAGCGCATCCGACTTAACGTGCGTCAGGTCCAAGTCAACTTCCACTGGTTCCACACGCATGGCTCTCCACGGGATTGCGTCCCGTTTGTCTGGGTAATTCGGTAGTAAGAACGCATCATAAATGTCTCCAGGTTGCACATCCATTGCGTCAACCAACCTTTTATTCATGAACACCTGCTCTCCATCCGGCGTGACTGCGAACCCACTGCCTGTCTCGGTAATGTATTCCACCATGATCTGTTGTCTGCGCGTGTTGTCGATATTAAAAACGTGGCTCATAAATTTCTCCTTTCTTTTGTTTGTCTTTGTAATGATTGAGTTGTTGAACTAGACCCTCGATCCTGGGATCTGTGTGATCTTCCCATTCAATGTCGTCGATCTGTTTCTGTAGTCCTTTGATTAAGTCACTTATTAAGTCTAGGTTTTTCATCCCTCGGTAGCCCGTACTTTCTTATCATGTTTTCTATTTCCGATTGAGCAATCTCAAGTGAGTCCGATATCTCGGGCACACCCATCTTATGCTTCAAAAGATTATTAACCGTGCGCCCCAATGCATTGAGCGGACGACTCTCTGGTTGGATTTGTTTCTTCCGTTCTTCTGGTAGCTTCAACATCACTCTTGGATTGACCGCTGCGTCCACCTTACATTGTGCTATCCACGCTTTTCGATACGCATCTTCATACCGAATGCGATCCTCATCGGTGTCGTACACCTTGCCTTTTACATAGTTCATATTTTAACTCCTACCTTTCTCAGATTTTTGACAAAATTTTTGAGTTCTTGCTGCGCCCTCCACAGATCCTGTTGCACATTCGGATGACTATCCGTGCGCCCCAGTTCGTTTGAAAGTCTATCAACTTGCTGTTTCAGAAACCGATACTCAAATTTTTGTGCGGGGCTTAATGATTCATCACCCATCTGGACGCAACCTCGGTTTGACATCAGGTTTCTTTACACCTGACATAAACGGTGTGCGTTTGCAGTACATCATGATCTCCTTGCCGTAGGTATCAGCGAGGATGTCATAGAGATTATCCATGACACCGTCGCCCATAGCATCGTAACAAGCTTCTTCACTCGGGAAGATAACAGACGTAGCTACGTCTTGGTCTTCAACCACGTACTCAATAATAAGTAACGTGTAAAAAAGTTTAAACATTGCGCTTTCTCCAAACATACAATCCCGCAGCGGCTAACGCACTGATTAAAAGTTTACCTATGATCTGTCCTTCTATAAAGGCTAATGATCCAAAGGCTATGGCTAAGAATGCTACGCTATCTACAACGGAACCCACACCGCCAGAAGCTAGGATAGCTAACGGTTTATTCTTCTGTCTTAACTTGGCGTACACAAAGAAGTCAGAGAGTTCCGATATTGAGAACGCAATAAAACTTGCCAGTGCTATGTATGGATCTGCCAAGAAGTAAGAAAGGATTGCACCAATCACGACAGCGGCAAGAGCATACTTCGCGCCCATCCATTCGTGAACCAAGTCTCTTAGAACCAGTGCGGCTCCTACCATTAACACACCAGAGGGTGCGGTGATCCCGAAGCCCAAAGGTATAAGACATGGTCCGTCTGGAATACAGACCGTGCCAACATTTGAAATCATCCAGTTTGCTGCCGGAACTGTGGCAACAAATCCTGCGAATGCTAAATACTTTTTCATATAATCATCTCCGTTTGTTCTGGACGCAGCTCCCATCCTACTGGGCATTGTATTGCGTCGATCCTCCTTGCCATCCGCTCGGGACAGATGTTTAATTCATTATGATGTCGTGCCACATTGGCACTATCGGCACTGGCAAAAGGCCACTTGTCTCCAGACAAAGCCAACCCTCGAAGCATATGCACCCAAGGAATTGATCCACGTTTGGATATGGCATTGAATGCCTCGTCTGCTCTTCTCTCCCAAGGAGCAGATCCCACTTGCCAATACTTCCCACTTGACCCGAAACAAATTTTCCCGAAGCCCAGGTCAAGCAGTTTTAATAGGTGATCAACTGGTTCAGCCATGTGCCACACAATTGCACTGCAATCTTTTCTGTGAGGCCATTGCTTGATCAGTTCCAGATTATCTTCTGGCTCACCATCAATTACATCAGGCACAACTGCCCAATGCGGATGAGACAAACGTGCTTCCAACCACTCATAGTATTTGACCCAGTCTGGTTCTGCGCCTTTAGTGAATGCCGTGAATGCACCGTTGTCCCACATTACAGATTGAGCGTTTAACAAACACCAATCTCCATCTCTTTTGTCGGCAAACGAAACACAAAAATGTTTACCCGCCATCGCTAATAGTTTTGAACGTGGCGTGATCGGTGTGCCGTGGTAGTGTATCATGCGTCTTTGACTACCTCCCAAACGCCCTCTGCGCCTGCGTCTATATTAGTGTCCCGAATCAAACCTTTTTTGTGCAGCTGAGATAAATTGTTTCGCACAATCGACAGCTTCAAACCCATTCGGTCTGCGAGTTGCCGAGCGGTTCCTGGGCCTCGATCGAGTTCAGCCAAGACTTGCTCCTTCCGAGTAAGTGCCTTGTTACTTTGACGCTTGCTAGTTAGCTTCTTCCAAAATTCTTTGATCATTAGTCTTCTCCTTTGTGTTTAATCCTTGTGTTCACACCTAGATTATAGATGCATTCTTTTTTAAATTCACATAAACTTTTATGAACCCTTGCAAGACCTGCGGCGGCTCCCTCACTTGGGTTACATTCATTAATCAAATCTTCCAATCGATCCACGACGTAGTGCATACATACTCTGTCATCTATCATGCTATCCTCCAAACTCTATAACCAATAAGTTTGCCGTTTTCTTTTTGCATTCTCTTTGCAAACGATTTGACCGTGGCTTTGCCGTTAATGCATTTTCCATATGTTAACCTGATTGCATTCACCAAAGACGTTGCTTCCGTTTGTGATTTAAAAAGGATACTATCATCCACCTCCATTTGTTTTGCTATCTGTATATACTTAGCGTTTGGTCTATTTGAAATCGGAATACCTTTTTGAATTTCATAATACTTTTCCATTATCTCACCTCCATGTAACTTTCGATTAACCCTTGCGCGACTTGCGCCGTGATGGCGTTTCCATAGGCGCGGAGTCGTCCCACTCGGGCGGTAGCCCCATCAGCCAACGGGAATGTGTCGGGTTCAACTGCCCTCCACTTTCCATCTCGGCAGAGGAGCCAGTCCGCATCTGCCCAGAAGCCGTTAGTCTCATAGGCTCGGGGTTC